CCTAATAGTATTTAGTAAAAAATCATATTGGAGTTTTGATGGTAGGTGGTGTCTCATGTTCATCTCATTAACAAGCATGATGGTATCGTTGAACGGTGCCAGACACTTGTTAATGATGAACGGTGAGTACTTCTTCTCCCACATAGGGTCATCTGATTCCATCAGATTTTCCTTTGTTTCATTGAGAGATTTCAGATAATGTTTTAGTTCGTACCCACTCATTTCCAATTCACCTGTGTCATAACTTCAACCATGAAAGCAAGCATATTGATTTCTTGGTCAGCGACAAAGGCAGATTTGTATGAATAGTCTGCTGTTGCAAGAACAAGATGAGGTACATTTTGTGGTTGCACTTCATCATACAGAGAATCGTAAACTTTACGATACACACGAGAGGGGTCATTATCTAGGTTGTTTGCAACCCATTTACGAATGGACTTGAAGTCTTTCTCTTTGAGGAATTTAGTCAAGTCCTTCATATTCGTTTCTGAGATATTGACAAGAATTCCACTGTCAATCATACCAGATGCCGAATATCTTTGCAGTTCGTTTAGAACTCTTCTCCAATCAGGGAAGTGTTTTTCAACAACACCAGCGACTGCCTTTGGTTCAAATTGTACTTGTTCTGTTTTAAGAACGTCTTGTACACGAGCAAAGAATTCACCAGCAAGTTTAGGTTTCTCTGAAGATGGAATACGAAATTCTACAACAGAACACCTACTATGCAAAGGGTCGATGATACGGTTCTTGAAGTTACAGGTTAGGATGAAACCACAGTTCTTGTGGAACTCTTCAATAAATCCACGCAACGCTGGTTGTGTAGATTGAGGATTAAGATAATCTGCCTCATCCAAGATTACGAACTTACGGTTACCATCCATAGAGACAGTACTTGCAAAGTTCTTAATCTTGTTTCTAAGAACGTCAATACCAGATTCCTCTGAACCGTTAATCATCATATAGGTGGCGCCGAGTTCATTCAACATTGCTTTTGCAACAGTTGTCTTACCAACGCCTGGCCCACCAGATAAAAGTAGATTTGGAATATGTCCTTCATCTACAAATGTCTGGAAGGTTTTCTTTAGGTCATCAGTGAGAACACACTCACTGATAGTTTTGGGACGGTATTTCTCCACCCACAACATCACATCATTCATAATATATTCCTTCTGGTTTAGGATGCTTCTAGAGCAATAAAGTATTCTACGTCCTTTGTCATATTAGTAAAGCGAGAGATACCCTTTTGAGATACTTCTACTTTATAATCACCAGAAAGAAGTTTAAGATTTTCAACCTTAAAGAAGTAAGTAAAGTCTGAAGGCGAGTTCTCACCAACAACAATACTGAAGTCATTAGAGGTTTCATTCTTACGGTCAGTTGTGGTAAGTGTAATATCACCACCAGTAGTTCCTTTAAGAACTACATCTGGAACACCAAGTACAGCAGATGCTTTCTGAATTTGATTGAAAGTATCTTGAGTAAATGTGAACTCAACATCAACAGAAGGCATAGTGATTTCTGTCTTTGGTGCAGTCACGATAGATGGGTCACTAAACATATACGTTAGTTTTGAACCACCACCTTCTTCACTGAGTTTTACACTTTTCTCATCGAACGCCATAGATGGGTCTTTGAAAAGAGACAACGCAGACAAGAACTCATTCAAGTCATAAATTGCAAACTCCTGATTAAAGGTGTCTGGGATAGTTGCTCTTGATACAATGTTTTTCATTGCTGACATTGTATTAATTACGTTTCCGTTTTTAACCAGAAGATTCTGATTAATTGTTGAGAAGTTCTTTAGTACTTCTCGTGTATCATTACTAAGTTTCATTTCACTTGTCTCCATAATTATCGTGATTGTGTAGTGACATTATACCATAATGTATCACTTTTAGCAAGTCATTTCTGTTCTTGCCGTCCTTTTTTCCGTATCGTTGTGCATACTTTAATATGTTGCCGATACAAAAACCTTCTCCATGTCCACCGTCCATGATGAATTCTGTTGCTTGAAATTTGTTGTGGGAATAGTGAGCGTTATAGGTTTTATCTATATACTCTTTCATTTCTATGAGGATTCTATCCTCTGAGTATTTGTAGTCAATTCTTTTGTCAGCGACTACAGGTTCATCTTTTTTCTTAAACATTACAAATCCTCAATTTACATTACCATTACTATATCAAAAAATGGGGGGAATGTCAATAGATTTTCCCCCCACCACTTTATTTACTTGATTTTAATCATACGAGGTTTCTTCTCCTCTGGAATGATTCTTTCCAAATCAATGAAAAGCAAACCATCTTTCATATCGGCACCATTTACTACCACATCATCTGCGATTGTAAATGCCTTCTTGAATGAACGAGCAGAGATGCCTCTGTGTAGATATTCAGTTGTATCCACTTCCGTTTTATCCACACCAGAATCCTTAGATTGTACTGTAAGAGTATTCTCTTTGGTTTCTACTGCAATATCGTCTTTTGAGAATCCAGCAACTGCAATCTCAATAGTGTACTTATCGTCACTATGTTTTACAATATTGTAAGGGGGATAATTCGATGTCATTGGGTGTTGCCCCATAAGACTGTCGAACATTCTATCGAACCCGATAGAGTAAGTATTAATCCTAGATGGATCAAGCGTTAGTGATGTATTTACCATTGTTTTTCTCCTTTGTTAAGCAAGATAAATTTGATACCCGATTATCGGCATATCATTAAAGTGATGGTTTTTTTAGGGAGAACCACCAAACTCCATACTTTGCGTCACAGAGTAAGCATATTTTGTGACAACTGGGCGTCTTACGAACAGCACCCATATTATATAGGTATCCAAGAGGGGTCATTCAACCCCTCTTTTCAACTTTTTTTATGCGGCATCAGCGTATTCAAGCGCCTTATCCAGTGCATTCAGTTTCACCTTACGGTTACGTCCGTACCATGAAGAAACCAATCGTCCATCGTTAGAACGTCCTTGCAAGTGATCTGTCATGTTAGTAACAGAGTTGAATGCAGTCCACCAAGTACCTTGAGCGAACTCGGCGCCAGGTTGTACATCCAAGTTCTCAAAAGCAAGTTTTGAGTTACGAGATGTGAATGGAAGTTCACCATCAACCTTTTCCTTTGCAGGAGCACCGAATACTTCATTGAAGTACTGGATTACGTTGTCAGGCGTATACCTCTTTGAACCAAGGTGTGCTGCCATTGACTTGTACTGTTCCATTTTCTCACGAGCGATACCCATCTGTTCTTTGACTTCAGAAGCATCAAACTCTTTTCTGTGGTTTACAGTCAACATCTTATCTGCATTCTGTGACAGAGACAGTGTAAGA